CGTCCTTAACTGCCTGCTTGTCGATCTCTGGCGGCGGCTGGCGGTAGAAATTCGCGGGAACAGCTTCGGCGTCACTGATTTGCACGCTCGTCGGATTTTTCTGTAGCCGTATGCTGTACTCGGGGGCGTCGATACGCTTAATGCCGCACGCCTGCATGTTTGTCAGCAAGTAATTCTTGAGCCACTTAACGCGCTCCTCTGCCGTCTTGCGTCGCTGAGCAATGCGTTTCTCCGCCTCTTTCATTGCGCCGACAGATGCTTCCAGGTTCCCGATAAACGCGGCCACGTTCGTCGCCTTCGCCTCGATATCACCCGCCAAGCCTTCCATCGTGTCGTTAAACACTTCGGCTGGCAGGTTTTCATCTTGGCTTAGAACGTCGTATGCCTGCTTGTACTGGTCCGAGAGCTGATAAAGCGTCATTCCAATCATTGCGTAGCCTCCTGGCGCTTCTTGTTTAGCTTCTTGGTCAGAGCCCCATAGGCGCCGTCAAAGTCAGCAGCGAGCAGCTCATTGACTTCCTGGATGCCGTAGGCGTCGCAGAACTTGATAACATCGGTGTCAGTTGCCTTAATGAGATCTAGGATCTTTCCGCACTGCTGCTCGCTGATCTTCGGAGAGTTGGCGCGGCGTTCTGCTTCCCGCTTCTCGCTAAACTCCCGGCTGACTTCGGCAACGTACTTATTGTCGTCATATCGCCCCAGGTGAATGTCGGCGCTAAACCCGAGCAGAGACAGGCACTTGCTCATGCCGTCCGTAAGCGATTTCTTGGCGTGCTCCTCGTCAGTGGTAAGCCCGTGCTTGTTCTTGCCGATGAAAGTGGTCTGGCCGTACTGTCGGATCTCGCCGCGCTGCTCGCCGTGCTTGTACCAGAGTTTAACCAGCACCTTGTGGATGGTTTCGCGGGTACCGTTGCCGTCGAGCGGAGCGCCTTCCACGTATTCCTCGCGCTCGACCTCAACACCCCAGCCGATACCCATTGGGCCGAATGTTTCCGTTGCCCTCTTAGCAAGGTAGGTCGCGTTGGTGGCCGTACCCTTGAAGCCGCCGCCCCGGTTGAACGGCTTGGTGTGTTGCGGGTCGGTCTTCTCGACCGCTTCCCATATCTGTAAATTCTGGTTGCCCATATTCCCGCTCCCACTGTTGCTGCTCGTGTTCCGCCTGCTGCCATTCAAAGCCCGCGGCATCCATAACCAGAACCTCTTGCCTCTTTGCAGATCGCTGCCGCCAGCTCGCACATATCCAGCTCAAACCAGCCCCAGTGGCACTGCGACGCTGGGATACCTAGCTGGCCAGCAAGCCATCGGTAGGCTTCGTCGCGGCTGGAAAAGATCGCGTCCGGACTATCGCGCCTCCAAAGGCGTTCGAAGTGCGGCTTGCAGTCGTTACGGGCCTTTCTCAGCTCTGCGTTTGCCAGCGTCCCGAGCGGTATTTCTGTCTTCGGGTGCACGCCAACATAGGCGCGGCAACTGCTGTTCTGGCACAGGTACGCGTACGGCCACTTCCCGTAGCGTCGGCCGTCGTAGATCGCGTCGTTCGTCACTAACCGCACCTCAGCCCCGCAGTAGCGGCATTCCGTCGGTACGGGAAGGGGGTTCTTAACCTTGCTCATCACACCGTCTGCCTCGCCAAATCCGCCAGCTTCTCCAACCTCCGCTGCTCACGCTGCTCTTTGCTCATGCCGATAGCCCGCTTCCAACCTTCGGCGGTGCGCTCTTCCCACCGCTCGGCTTGCTCGGCTTCCAAAGCTGCAATAGCTGCGGGTAGTAGTTCGTTGTCTTTACGCATCGTTGTTCTCCTAGCCCCGCAGCGTACCTGCCGCGTTAAACTGTCCGTGTCACTTACAGGGGGCGGCGGCGGGTTATGCGGTTAGCCAAGCCGTGTTGCTTGCTTCTTTGTGCAGATGCCCGAAACGTCGCTCTACTTCGCGTTCTGCCTCGGCCATCACATCAGCCCACTTGACCTTGAGCGCACGGTAATCGTCGCTTTCCGGGTCGCAGAGCAGGGACATTGAGTCATAGCCTGTTGCGAGCGTGACTAGCGTTGTAAAGCGCTCGTCGAGATCTTCCATTTGCCGCGCCGAGGCACGTTTAAATTCCATCCTGTCAATCGCGGCTTGCGTGCGTGCGGTGATCATTTCGCCCCCTCCATCATCCGCTCTATAGCGATAGTTGATTCGTCTACTGCCGCCATTAAGCTAGTGCTGTCCGACGTTCCCAGCGGCTCAGCTCGCGGGATAACGAGCACCCACGGCATCCAAGGTATGTGCTTTGTTCTTTGCTTAGTTTTCTTCATGCCCCACCTCCTGCCGGTCGTTATTCGCTCTGCGGTAGTCAGACGGGCCGCAGCTCCGTTCCAGCCGGGCGGGCACTCCCACCCCATGCGCCTGACCTGCGCCGCCGGAACCGCTATTCGTCAAAACGCAGGTCATCCACAAACTCACGCTTGGCTTGTCGCTCTGCGTATCCTTCGATCTCAGCATCGAGCGCCTTAGCCGCTGCGTCCCGCTGCCGCTCCGTCAGCTCGCTCCGAAACAGCGCCCACATCGCGCTGTTTATCGTTGCCCAGTTGCTGTCATCGCCGTAGCCGTCGTCGATGCGCTGGAGCAGGTCTGACGGGTCGTTGTTCATTTCGCGCACAAGCTCGGCGTAAATCTCGCGCTGCCGGTCGTCCAAGCTGTCAGCCACAGTCGGCACGCTTGCCGGATCGAGCGGGTGACGAAAGTCGCGCTGCTGGCTGATCGTTTTGAGTGCGTTGTTGACTGCGTGCATGTCTGCTGCCCGTTTGCGTTGTTGATAATTTGCACTGTACGCAAATTAGAGGATTGCGTCAAGCGCAAATTAACATTCAGCTGGAATTGCTGGTCGCGCAAACACAGGCAATAAAAAACCCGCCGGGTGGCGGGTTGGGGTGAGGTTATTTTCCTCGTCTTCTTCCTATTATAAAGACGGATAGGAGGCTAGCGAGGCCGCCTCCACCAAGCAGTCCTCCGAAGACCGGGTGGCCGTTTACAGCTGCATAAGTGCCAGACAGGACGACAATTGTCCCCAGCAGGAATGCAAACACCTGCCCCATCGTTGCTTCGCGCGTTTCTGCCCTGAGCGCTTTGTTGCTCATCTGGTGGCGGTGGGCCTGCTCTTTCGCTGCCATCCCTATGATGATCTCAGCCGACCCTGGATGGATTAGCTCGTATTGCTGGAGGGTGTCTGGGTGCGGTATTGGCCCTTGGAAGTGTCGCCTCATCTCTACAGCCTGCAAGGGGTTGCCATTCCCCTGGCCTGTATTTGTGGCGGCCGCTTTACTTGCCTTTGCGGGTGCTCTTTGTTGGTTCTTTCTTCTCGCCATATTTTACACAAGATCTTTGGATGTCTTTTCCAACAAGCACCCAATCGCCTTTTATCCGGTCAAAGTCTGTGCCGCCGGTGTAACGCCGGTACTTTTTCTTGTTGTCTGGCCATATGTTGAGAGCCGACCCTGCGCCTCGCAAAATTTCTTGCAGTGACATCTCGTTGACCTCGTAACCCTTTGTCTTCCGCGCGTCGAATTAGCTTGCGTGCGGGCGACGACATTTTGTCGTCTTGGTCAATTATGGTTGCGAGAAAATTCAATAGCAAGGAAATATGCACCCATTGGTTGAGCACAACTCTTCCGTCCCAGGCATGGGATTGCGTTGCAACACTGTCTGTATGTACAGTGTTTCTGTCACCTGCGTAGGAGTATCGGCGATGAGCCCGGAAGAGTTGAAGGGCTATATCATTGAGATTGTTCGCGATGATCTTGAGGTGAATGGGCGGCTAGCATGCGCCGTAAGAAGTCTTCTGCAGCATCACGAGCCGCCTGCTCAATCTCGGCGCGAGAGTCCGAGTCCGGAGCCCAGACGTTAAGTTCGGCGCTCCAGCCCTTGCCAGCGTACTGCTCATAGTAGGCGACTTTAACCTGTAACAGGCCGTCGCGCGACTGGTCACCTACTGTGATCTCCATTGGTCGGTCTTTTAGATTAGCCACAAGTCGTCCTCTTGCTTTTGTTATTACTCACTGCTTCACAGGCTTCGTCCATTCCAGGCCCATACAACACGGCCAAGAACTCTTAAGTTGGCTGCCTCTGGTGAGGCAATATACTGAGGCTGGTAGCTCGGATTATCGCTAATTATCGCGAATCCGCCGTCAATCTGGCGCTGAATTCGCTTAATAAGCAGCTCGTCTTCTCGCGCCAAACAATAAACCGCGTCAATCTTTAGCTCTGTAATGCCGGTATCGACAAGCAAAGGGTCGCCGCTAGAAAATGTGGGGTACATCGAGTCTCCCAGCCCAATAACGACCCTCAAAGCGTCCGGCCTGCTTATTACCAACCGACTCCGTATCCAAGGCAGAGACAGATGCATGAAATCAACTATAGCGTCTCTCTCTGGCTGATATATCCCGCTTCCCATACTGAACTCAGCATTCATCATGGGAACTTTGAGAACTTCCCCCGAGTAGTCTGACTTACTTTCTTCAACAGATGATTCTTGCTGATAGCCACCGGCTGTGTAATGACTTGTCCTAGTTACGGAAAAGTCTACCGTCTCACCCTTATAGATAAGCTCTGCTGCCTCGTATATCCGCGCAAGACTGACATCCAAGGCGTCAGCGATCCCTACAAGCACATCCGAAGCGATGCCTTGGGTGCCACGCTCAACGCGGGACAGGTTTCCAGCATCATAGCCAACCGGATCGGCTACGGCGCTTAGCGTCATCTTTCTATTCGAACGGAAACCACGCAGAGCTTTACCCAACGCCTCGCGCATTAATTTTTCTTTATCCATCTCTGAATTCTCTAATGCGATTTGTTTGTTGCGCAAAGCGTGGCGCGCAAATTCGCTTGACTTTGATTTTGCGTATGGCGCAAAATAGACCCATGAAAGAAATTACTCACGAAACACCGCTTCGGAGAGTCCGGAGGGAATCCGGGCAAACCCTAAAGAGCGTTGCAGATTCTGTTGATTACGACGTAGGCAACTTGTCTCGCGTAGAGAGGAATTTGCAGAAAGCTCCAGCTGACCTGGCGGAGCGCCTGTCTCGGCATTTCGAGGGCAGGATTTCTGAGCTGCAAATCCTCTATCCAGACAGATACATGCCGCCCGTGAGTGATTCATCTACGAATTCCCTGGCGGAAGGTGCCCGAGCGCAGTAGCGCTTTCTCCCGGCACGCCGGGAGCTTTGTATTCGACGGCAGGATGCCGTCTATACCTGAGACGGAAATCGGACAAGAAGTAAGAAACATCGGAGTTACACCAACATGATCAGCAACGTACACCGGATCGAGATCCTTTCTCAGATTGAAGAGGACGAGACGAGAGAGAACAGATACCAGCCACGGTTCAACGATATGGATCATGCCCGGATTCTGTTCAGTGCTAAGAAAACTCGTATCCCAAAAAACTTGCTTGTTATGTACCTCGCTAGCTGGGCGCTCGATAACTGCCCGGCTATCCAAGACATCCTGAACGCAGATGAGGAAGAGATTATCCGCGTACTCAATGCCGCGTGAAGAATCTAGCGGAGTCTCGAATGCAAGATGAGAAACAAAAAGAAATTCCGGGTGTTGGTGGGTTTAGCCCGGCCAACGAACGAAAGATCAAGTTGCTAGCGAAGAAGACCGGCAAGAGCGAGGACGAAATTGTCTCTCTGCTCGCGTCGTACACCCTGCGTACTCCGCAGGGTAATGAAGAGACTCTAGGAGAGTCTGAGGGATTCTCGAAGCACTAAGCGGGGAGGGGAAATATGAGAGGCGAATACTTAGTAGACGAGACCATGTCCGTCTACAACATCAGACAAGGCGCGACGCCACGCGCAATCGAACACGCTATCAAGCGCCGCAAGCTGACGGCGCTATCAAAGCATTCTGGCGTACCTATCGACGAGCTTCGCTCTATGGCTGATCGCTGGGGCCTTCATTCTGGCAAAGGCGACGCGGCTTAAGGGTGATGTATGGACGAATGGCAAAAAGCCAAGAGGCAGGCGCGCAGGATCGGCAAAAGCAGCAGGAAAGCGCAATCGGTGTTGGTGTGGGCCGCGCTGGTGAAGCGGGCTATAGCGATGGAATCCGGTAAATGCGGGGAAAGGTGAAACGCATGCTTATCAACTTGTACTGCCGGGGGTGGGTTCCAGCAGTCGTAGTAAAGGCAGTGTTTCTGGTTTTAAGGCTAGCAAATAAATAGGCCGGCAGGGTGGCGGCCCTTACCGGCCTAAGCAAACAAGCAGGACTCATTATGGCTCAAGTTCAGCAATCAGGCAAGGTTTTACCGTTTCGGTCGAGGGGGTTTACCCGCATGCCGAACACTATTATTCGCGCAATAAGCAAAGGCTATCTGAAAGGGCTTGAGGCCCAAATAGCCTCTGCAATTGTAGATATCACGATAGGACGCAATCAGGACGACAGCGCCGTCACGATACGCGATCTGGCGGAATATACCGAGCTGGACCGATCTGTCGTGTCTCGTACCCTCAAGCAGCTTAGACTCCGCGACATAGTAGTGGAGTCTGTGACAGGCAAAGGCAAGATTTTTCGTCTAGCAGACGTGCTTCCGGAACTAGGGAAGCGTGCGGATTCTGCACGCCCGTGCAATATCTGCACACCCTCTGACGAAGACAAAGAAAACAATAACTTAGTAACTGTGCAAGATCTGCACACCCGTGCAGAATCTGCACGCACCGACCGTGCAAGATCTGCACACCCTCTTATTAATAATACTAAGAAAGAAAACACCCCCCTATAGTCCCCCCCACAAAGGCAGGGTCGGCTCGCTCCGCTCGCGGTGTGTGTGAGGAGAAATTTGACGAATTTTGGAAGGCGTATCCGACCAAGGTTGCGAAGGGGAAGGCGCGCAAGACGTTCGCCAAGATCAATCCGGATGATGAATTATTGGCTGTGATGTTGGGTGCGCTAGCGCAGCAGAAGGCCGACCGAGCCGCTAAACAGGCCGCAGGCGAATTCGTTCCGCGCTGGAAGCATCCGAGCACTTGGCTTAACGGTGAGTGCTGGGAAGACGAGGTGGAGTCTGTCGGCGGCAGCTCCAGCAGCTTCGACTGGTCGGAGGTGGATTGCTGATGCGCGCTTCTGAACTGGGTAATTTGCTGGCGCAGGATGCGAAGGCCGTCGCCGCCCATCTTCTGCCCAACGGCAAAGAGCAATCCGGCGAATGGTGCGTAGGCTCAATTGCTGGCGAGGAAGGAAAGTCGCTCAAGGTTAGGCTGACTGGCCGCAAGGCCGGAACCTGGAAGGACTTTGCGGAAGGCGGAAGCGGTGACTTGCTCGATTTGTGGCGGGAAGTCCACGGCTTAACGCTGACGCAAGCGATGGACGAGGTTCGCGACTACTTGGGGGTACACGCTCCGCGCTTCGACGGCGCTGCACCTCAGCGCCCGCACATCGACAAGCCGAAGTGTCAGAAACCCCAGTCCTGGGTTTATCGCTGGCTTACCGAAGAGCGGAAAATCTCGCCCGAAGCTATTGCCGCGTACAAGATCGGTGAGCAATCCAGCACGGCGGTTTTCCCTTACATCGACCCGAAAGGCGAACTGATGTTCGTCAAATACCGGGAGGCGGGCAGCAAGAAGATTTGGGCCGAGAAGGGCGGTGTTCTATCTCTGTTCGGCTGGCAGGCAGTGCCTGAAAACGACCGCTACATCATCATCTGCGAGGGTGAGCTAGATGCGCTCGCGTGGCGCACATACGGATACACCGCACTATCTGTTCCGAACGGCGCGACTGCTCACACGTGGATCGACAACGAGTTCGAAAACTTACAGCGCTTTGATGTCATCTTCCTCAGCTTCGACATGGATACGGCCGGAAGACAGGGATTGTCAGAGGTCATTAAGCGGCTGGGTGACGACCGCTGCATGGTTATCGAGCTGCCCGAAAAAGACGCCAATGAATGCCTGATGGCAGGTGTGACAGAAGATCAAATGGCTTCGGCCATTGGCTCGGCCAAAACCCAAGACCCTGACGAGTTGCGCCAGGCGTCCGAATACGCCGAGGAAGTTGTTAGCGAGTTCTATCCAGGTGACGAGGCCGAGGAAGGCATAGATTTACCGTGGAAAAATCGCATGGCCTGGTGAGGCTGCGGCCCGGCGAGGTGTCGCTGATTGCAGGCGTTAACGGTCACGGAAAGTCTCAACTGGCAGGGCATATCGTGCTTGGCGCAGGCAGACAAGGCGAGCGTGTTTGCATTGCTTCAATGGAGTTCAAGCCTCGCAAGTGGTTGCGTCGCCTTACTCGTCAGGCTTGCGCCATGACTCTCCCCGCACCTGATTACATCCGTGCTGCTTTTAAGTGGTACCAAGACCGCTTTTGGGTATTTGACGTTACTGGCACGGCCAAGGCATCGCGTCTGCTTGAGGTCTTCCGTTACGCAGCTAAGCGCTACGGCATCCGTTACTTCGTTATCGACAACTTAGCCAAATGTGGCTTTGCGGAGGACGACTACAACGGGCAGAAAAATTTCGTCGATCAGCTTACCGACTTCGCTAAGGAGTTTGAGGCGCACGTCATCGTATGTGTCCACATGCGCAAGGGTGAGAGCGAAGACAAACCGGCCGGGAAAATGGACATCAAAGGCACCGGCGCGATAACGGACATGGTCGATACGGTTGCGACTATCTGGCGGAACAAGCCAAAGGAAAAAGAGCGCCGCAAGCACAAGGCCGAGCAAGAAAAGATTGCAGACGCCCATAAAAGGGAGCCTTTCGACGAATCCGAGAAGCCGGATGCTTTGCTCATGTTTAGCAAGCAACGCAACGGCGAAGAAGAGCCGACGATTGCGCTTTGGTTTGACCCTGCATCTTTCCAGTTTCTCGGCGGCCCGAATAAAAAACCTTTCCGTTACGTGCAGTACTCGTCGGCGGGCGCAGAAGGGCCTGAGATTGATTGGGAGGAACGCTACGCATGAATGATGGCAGCGAGTTAATGGCGGATGCAGCGCATGAAATGGGCAGAACCACACAGCAAGCAATGCCAGCGCAGCGAGTGCGGCCAGTTTTTCATCTGCGGCGACAAAGCGCCGAGCGGTCCAGTTTTCAGCGCATGGCGCAAAACGGACAGGTTGCCGGAGCTAATCGGCACGGCGGAGAGCGCGGAGCAGGCAAGGGCGATGTGCGAGGGGGTGAGTGATGCTTAAGCCCATCATCAAGCTCGAAACCAACGAATACGCCGCCGGCCAGGTTGACGAGATCAAGCTAATCATCGGCGATCTGCACTTTCGCAAGCAAATCACTTGCGAGCGTGACCTTGCTTTGGCTGATCGGCTTGCAGCGGAGTTTGGCACTGAGGTTTTGGATTGCAGGAGGGGGCGGGAGTGAGTAAGCGAGCGTTGAGGCTGCACGAGAAGTACAGCAAGAAGCAATTAGTCGCCATGCAACGGGCCTTGCGCAACGACTCCAGATACCAGCGCAAGAACGATGACAGCATTTGGCTGCTCACGTCTGAGGGCCAGCGCCTGCACGACGACATCGGGTGGGCCATCTACTGGCACGACGCGCCGAATGGCAATGCGCGTATGCACACGGCAAAACCGCAGATGAAGAACTGGTGAGTGGCATGAAAACAGCAGACGACTACTTGCACCAAGCAGCGGCAGAAATGGCGGATCGGGCGGCAAGCCGAGACACGCCAACGGGTGAGCGGAGCATGGCGCGTGCGGTGCGTGCGTGGTGGGCGATCTACGGCGATGCAGTTGTGCAGCGTGGCCACGTAACCGAAACGGAAGGTTGGCAGTTTATGTCGATCCTGAAAAAGGTTCGCGGCGCCCAAGGCGAATACCGGGAAGACGACCACACCGACGACGTGGCTTATTCGGCGCTGGCTGCGGAGAGTGCGGCGCGGGAGGTGGAGCGTGAATAGACATCCAGTTAAGCGTCGCCCAGAGCGTCACGCGCTGCGCGTCGTAAAAGGGGGGTTGGCCCCTGCTGACAGCTTGACACAGTCCCGACTTCGCCAGCGTGGCTATCGGGTTGGCGACATTGTGTTTGCTGAAATCAGAAAGCCTCGTAACCCGCGTTTCCACCGGTTGGCTCATGCCTTTGGGCGGCTGCTGTCGGAGAACATCGAAGCGTTCGAGGGCATGGACCCCCACGCGGTTCTTAAGCGTATGCAGTGGGAAGCGAACGTCGGGTGTGAAGAAATGGGCGTAGAGGTTCCTGGGGCCGGTTTCGCGATGATCCGGATACCGCGCAGCCTGAGCTTTGAAAGCCTTGACGAAGGAGAGTTTCGCGAAGTCATGCGCGGCATGTCCCGGCACGTCGCGGCGCAGTATTGGCCGACGCTGGAGCCTGAGCAGATCGAGCAGATGGCGACGGTGATGGTGGGGGAAGAGTGATGCTGATGAAGGTTAACGCCATCAAATCGAACAAGCTGCGCAAGTCGGCGAAGGGCCATCCCTGCACAACCCGAATCCCCGGCGTGTGTAACGGTGATCCCGACACAAGCTGTCTGGCGCACCCGCCAATGGACAACGGCGGCATGGGCGGGAAGGCGTCGGACGAGTGCGGGGCCATCACCTGTAGCGACTGTCACGATTGCATCGACCGGCGCCGGTATCGGGACGTGCCGCGAGAGCTTGTCTACGAATGCTGGATACGCGGGCATCAGGAGACGCTGACGTACTGGCGGCAGATGGGGCTACTGAGCGTGAAAGGAGCGGCGGCATGAGCAGAAAGCTAACTTGGGAAGACGTCGAACACGGCCGCGCCAGGATCGTCACTCGCGGTGGCTGGACGTTTGCAGAGCGTGTGCCGGTTGGGACGCAGTACCGGATTCCGCCGGCGCGAGAGAAGAGGGAGGGGAAGCGGTGATAGCCATTGATCCGGGCAACGAGCAGAGCGCATGGGTGATCTACGAGAACGGCAAGGTCTACGGCGCCGCGATAGAGCTCAACGACGATGTTTTGCGCCGCATCGAATGCGAGTGGGGCACCGAGCAGTACGTAATCGAGATGATCGCCAGCTACGGCATGCCAGTCGGTCGCGAGGTGTTCGAGACGTGCGTATGGATAGGCCGGTTCATGGAGGCGGCAGGCGGCGCCGAGTGGGTGTATCGCAAGGACGTGAAGATGCACCTATGCCAGAGTCCCCGCGCCAAGGATGCGAACATTCGACAAGCGCTGATTGACCGCTTCGGCCCCGGAAAAGACAAGGCTATCGGGAAGAAGGCGAGCCCAGGCCCGCTCTACGGTTTTAAAGCGGATATGTGGCAAGCCTTAGCTGTTGCAGTCACTTACGAGGAGATGGAGCGGAGGAGCGTGGCGTGATGGAGGAATGGCGGCCGGCGGCGGGATTCCCAGGATATGAGGTGTCGAGCTTGGGGCGTGTCCGGAGTTTAGATCGGGTCGACTCCGTGGGGCGCCGACGGAAAGGACAGATCCTCACGAACGCAAGGAGGCCGCTGCGCACTTCAAAGGGTGGCAGTTATTACCGGGTCCGTCTGCGGAGGAATGGCAGGACTGAAGACGCACCTATCCATGTGCTGGTTCTAGAGTCTTTTGTGGGGCCGAGACCTCCGGGGATGCACGCTTGCCATAACGACGGCGATGCAGATAACAACGCTCTCGACAACCTCCGATGGGACACGCCATCGAGCAACCAGCGCGACAAGGTCCGTCATCAAACGATAGCCCGCGGGGAGGCCAATGGATGGGCGAAGCTGACGGAGACGCAAGTGCGGGAGATCTGGCTCTCGCCTCTGAGCGCCCCGCTGTTGGCTGATGAACTGGGGGTGAACAAAGAGACCATCGCGAGAATACGGCGACGGGAACTGTGGGCGTGGTTTGCCGAAGGACTTCCGCCCCGCCCACTGCGCCGTGTGACGGCAAGGAGCCAGCGCTAATGGCGGTCGCGGTGACGTATGCGGACACGAGGCAGAGCGAGGCAGCGTAATGGCGGACATAGCAGACAAAGCAGCGGCGCTACAGGCCGCAGAGATCGAGCACAGCATACGGCAGCGGGCCGGGCATTTGGATGGGCCGGACGACTGCGTCAAATGCGGCGAGTGGAATGACAGGGCAGAGCAGGGCTATGCGGTGTGTACCGCGTGTGTGGGTGAGAGAGAGTAGGCGATAGCGAGGGCGAGAGTATGACAGCAGCAGAACAATCGCAAAATGATCTTGAGTGTCGCGCAAACATGTTGCTGGACGAGTGGGGTCGCTGCCAGCGCCGAGAGGCTCACCCTTTGTCGAGAACGCGCCACCCAATAGATCGAGCAATGGAGGAGTGGGGCGAGGGCTGGCAGAGCCCTGCTCGCGATAACGTAACAGCGCTTTGCCGCCACCGGCAGAAGGTGGAGGTTAATGGGCGGTTGGTTAATTCTCTGCCTATGACTCCCGACCGTGTAGACAAGAGTAGCAGGGGTGGGGCTAGAGTGCCTGAACCGTGGCCTGATCACGTCGAGCGCGTGGAGCACGTATTGGCAAAGCTCCCGGAGCCAGTGCAAGAAGCGATTATCCAGCATCACATCTTTGAGCACGGTATCCGCACCGGCGCCCAGCTCTGCGGAGTGAGCGAGCACGAGTTTCGGAGGCGCTTGGAACGTGGGCGTTGGTTCTTGATCGGCCATTTTGATTACATTGACTCAAAACACTAGATATTGTGTTTTTAAAGTTGACAATGGGGTGTGCGCACACTATATTAAGGATTATGTAATTGCTGGAAAATGCGCTCTGCATCCAGCCAACCAGAGAATAAATGAGGCCTGCCCCGGAAACGGTGAGCGGGCTTTTTTATGCGCAAAAATACACCGACGAACAAATCCTCGACGCTTATAACGAGACGGGGACAAAAGCCGGTGCTGCGCGTCGGCTGGGTATGGATGAGCGCAACCTTAAGCGGCGGCTGAAGGTTCTGCTTGGCGAAGATCAGGAGCAGGAGGTCGACGCTTCACCCATGGAACTGGATGAGCTGCGGTCCCAAGTCCGGTCGCTCACCGCCGAGCTAAGAACCGCGCGCAAGGACGAGCTGACACAGCGCAAAGTACGCCGCGAGATATTCAATCTCAGCGAACAGAGCAGCGAGCCTCCGCAGTGGTTAGTTCGTACAGGCGGGCTGAGTAAGAGCCCAGGCGTGCCGACCCTGTTCGCCTCCGATTGGCATTGGGCCGAACACGTCACGCCGTCCGAGATTGGTGGCGTCAACGAATACACTTTGCCGATCGCTCATAAGCGAGCGCGGCAGATGGTAGAGCGGGCTATCGATCTGCTCACTAATCACATGGTTAATCCGGACTATCCGGGCATTGTCTTTGCCTTGGGTGGGGATATGGTAACGGGCGATATCCACGAAGAACTGTCTGTTACCAACGAGCTAGAGATCATGCCCACGGTGATGGACCTATCGGGCGTACTGATCTGGTGCATCCAAGAGCTTGCTGACGCCTTTGGCCGGGTGTTCGTGCCTTGCGTGACGGGTAACCACGGGCGCAACACTAAGAAGATCCGCAACAAGGGCCGAAACCACACGTCGTTCGACTGGCTGATATACGTCATGCTCGAACGGCACTTCCAAAGCGACGACCGGATTAAGTTCTACATACCGGACGGACCGGACGCGCTCTATCAGGTCTACGGTCATCGCTATCTGCTGACGCACGGCGATCAGTTCAGAGGCGGCGACGGCATGATTGGGGCGCTTGGCCCCATTCTCCGGGGCGATCACAAGAAGCGCTCCCGAAACAATCAGATCGATATGGGCTTTGACACGATGCTGTTAGGGCATTGGCATCAGCTCATCCAGTTGCAGCGCGTCATCGTTAACGGGTCGTTGAAAGGCTACGACGAATACGCTTACAGCAATAATTTCGGCTTTGAGCCACCCCAGCAAGCCCTTTGGATCACCCACCCGCAGCACGGCATTACTTTTAGCATGCCGGTACACGTTGACGAGCCGCGCAAGGTTAAAGGGACGGACTGGGTGAGCTGGAAAGCGGCCTAAACTCAGGCCTTATGCAACCCATCGCTCTCATCGCTGGGATGGGAGCTATAGGTTTCAAAAGGTCCGGACCTTTACGGCAAACGTCCGGACCCAGCTCCGGACCTTAGAAATCGGGCTTAACCCCTGAGCCTCCGACCTGATGGGTGCGGTTAAATCAGGGGTGCATACAACTCCTTTGGCGCCACCTCCCGGCGTCTTTTTTATTTCTGGTGACGGCATGGCAACGCTAACTCTGCGCCGGTCCTATTGTTGGGATCACGGAACATGGGGCGTTATGACGCTCCCCGATGGCAGCGAGTTGGCGACGTTAGAGCTTCCGTGGCGCGGCAATGAGCGCGGCCAGTCCTGCATCCCCGAAGGCGTCTATCGCATGGGTATGCGCGATTCCCCGGTGGTGGATCGGTCGAGCGGTGGCGAGTTTTCCCGAGGCTGGGAGATTCAGGGCGTGCCGAAGCGCACGTTCATCATGATTCATCCCGGAAATTGGATTCGCAACAGCGATGGTTGCGTACTGGTCGGCACTAAGCACGTCGTAATGGATGGAGCTATAGCCGTACAACACAGCAGGCAAGCATTCCGCCAGTTCATGCGAGCGCTGGACGGGCTGGATTCAGCAGACATCGAGATTATGCCTTATACGGTGAGCTACCCATGAGTGAGCAAGTTAAGCCCGACTGGCAGCGCCGCCGCGCGATTATCTATTTGACGTTGATCTTTTGCGCTGGCGTTGTCCTTTACCTCACCGGCTGGGGCGAAGATACCCGGCTACACGAAACCATCATCCAGTTTGCTTTCATCACTGCGGGTGGCGTTATCGGCTCGTATGTGTTTGGTGCTTGCTGGGAGGACGTGACGAGGCTGCGCAAGTGATCCGCGACTGGCTCAACAAGATTATTGCGGGCGTTGGCCTGCTGTTGGCCGGCTTGGCGTGGGTGTGGAAACAACAGCGCGACGCGGCACGAGATAAAGCTGAGCGCTACCGGCGCGAATCCGAGCAAGCAGAAGCGAGACACGAGCAACGCGACCGCGCTGCCCGGGCAGACAGCGAGGGCGAGCGCAAGACGAACGAGGCCCGACGCCAGGCCCGCGAGGAAGCGGAGCAGGGCAAGCGGGATCATTTCGAGGATGGCACATGGTAAGGGTGGCACTACTGGCCCTGCTGCTATCCGGCTGCGCACTGATACCCGAGCGCACTGTGTATCTGCAAGAGCCGTTACCGGTGCCTGAGCGCCCCTTGCTACCGACATGGACCGCCGATGACGTGCAATGCCTCGACACACGCACATACGCAGACATGGCAGAGCGTGATGCCG